CGGCCAGGTGATTATCACAACCACCGCAGGCCACAGCACGGTGCCTGGTCCTATCCTGCAGGCGATGCGCATGCTGGCTGCGCATTTCTACGACAACCGGCAGGCCGTCGTTACCGGCACCATCGCCACGGAAATGCCGTTGGCCGTTCACGCGCTGTTGTCCCCTTACCGGGTTTACGCATGAGGCCGGGCCGTATGGATCGCCGGGTGGTGATTGAATCGCCAACGGCTGCGAAGGATGACTGGAACTACGACACCATCACGTGGACGACGTTCGCCACGGTGTGGGCCACGAAGCTGGACAAAGGCGCAGGCGAAACGGTGGAAGCAAATCGGCAGACGGCCGTAAACCGCACCCAGTTCAACATCCGCTACAAATCGGGCGTGGACGCTACGATGCGGATTTCGTATGGCGGCCTGTACTACTACATCGTAGGTGTAGAGGAGCTGGGCCGGCGTGAAGGGCAAATCCTGTACACCGAACTGCGCAACTGATGCTGCGTTTCAAATTGGACGAAGCGGCGTTGAAACAGCTGCAATCGTCGCTGGCGGAACTGCCGGAAGAACTGCGGCGCAAACCGGTGCAGGAAGCATTTGTGAAGGCGGCGCAGGAACTGAAGGAAGGCGCCGTACAAATTGGCAACCAGTACAGCAGGACAGGCAGCTGGGTAAGCGCCCAACAGGTGGTCAAAGGCAAACGCGCAAAGCAGCAGCCATACGCAATCGTGCGCACATCGCGCAAAAAATTTGTCGTGGTGAAGCGTTCCGACCACATGAACAGCCCAAAGCCTACCATTGCCAGCCCAAACAAATACAACCACCTGTTGCAGCAGGGAAGCAAACCCGGCCTGCGCATCGGCGGCCTGGGCAAAACCGTCGGCACCAAACGGCCACGGGCGCTGAAGTTCGGAAGTTTGGGTGGCCGCCGGCTGACCGGCAAAGGCGGATTTCTAGTGCGCAACGCAAAGACAGGTTACCTGCACCGCATCGCTGGCATCCGGCATTCGGGTTTCGGCGGACACGACATCTACGGCCGCACCGTGGAAAGGAAATCGGATGCGGCGGTGCAGAAGTTCAACACGTTATTCCAGCCTATTATTTCGCGGTTCAAACGCAAACACGGGTTCGCATGATTAACCTGGTAATTGACATCCTGAAGGCGGACGCAAACGTCACGGCCATTACGACAGCGGACCGTATCTACCCGCTGTCGAGGTTGGAAGGCGCGACCATTCCGGCCATCGTCGTGCAGCTCACCGGCACCGACCCGGCCGACACGCACGACACCACCAGCAACATGGACACCCACACGGTGGAAGTGACCGTCATTGAGGACAAACCAAAGGAAGCCAACGCGCTGGCCGTGCTGGTGCGTGCGGCGCTGGATGGCTATTCGGGCAACAACATCGCCGAAATCCGTTTCGTGAATCAGGCCACCGACGTATTCGAAGCCACCGACCTGTTCACGCAGTCAATGATCTACGACGTAAAGCTGTCGCGCGACAACGTCACCGTGCCGCAGGCGCTGGCCGATTTGGGTGCGCTATACCTTGACGACATCACCGACGTCGATGCGCTAGCGCCGCTGACCTACAGCCGGCTGGAGTTCAACAACGTCACCTGGTCGTCAACGCGCAACCTGAACTTATATGGCGCTATGGTAAGCGAACCAAAAATCGTCAGTTTGGATGGCGGCGAAAACCTGTCCGTGGCAGCGGACGACCACCTGTTGTTCCTGAACTACAAAGTATCATCCGGCACGCTGACGGCCAACCTGTATCTGCCGGAAGTGGTTACTAACAGCGGCCGCGAAATCCGGGTGAAGACAGGCAGCCACCTGTCCAACCAACGCACGGTGGTCGTAAGGCCAAACGCGTCAGATGCTGGCGTCACTATCGACGGTAGCGCGACGGCCACGATGGACCGTGCCTACGACGGCATCACGGTGCATTGCATCGGCGGCCAATGGTACATCACGCAACGAAAATCGAAATGAAGGTTGCCATTCATTTTCCCGTGTGGAAGCGCATCAAAATCCGCAACATCGCGATGGATGCGCTGGACCGGGTGCGCGGCCAGTTCCTGCGCCACGGCATCGAAACGGAAGTGTGCGTCATCGGCGACGACCCCGGCTTGGCGGCCGTATGCAAGAAACGCGATTACCACCTGTTTGAATGCAGCAACCACCCTGTAGGACGCAAATTCGAAATGGGCGTGCGCCATATGCTGCGCCACATGACGTTTGATTATTACATGGAATACTGCAGCGACAACATTCTGCGAAACGACTGGGCCGACCTGATGGCGAAGGAACTGAAGGCAGACCGTGCATGGGTGGCGCACAACCAATTCTACATCGTAAACGCGAAGACGGGCGAATCGAACTTGTTTGCCGGCCGTGGGCAATCGAACGTCGGGCGCTGCACCAAACGCTACCTGTTGGAGCATTCGCAGAAACACCTGAACCGCTGCTACGATTACGAACTGATGTCCGGCATGGACGCATCGTTCCGCACGAATATCAGCAGGTGTACCGATCAGCTCACCTACCTACTGCGCACCGAAACGCCGTTGATTGTGGATTTAAAATCGGAAGTTAACATCAACAGCTTCGCAGGATTTGCGCGCAAACCGCAGCATTTTCCACCCACAAAGGTGGTCGGCGATTTTCCCGAACTTCACCAACTGAAACCCTTTGAAAATCTATAGACATGGCAACAACTGGCAAAATCCGGTCCAATGCGATCGGCATTTTTATTTCGAACGAATCCGCCAACAGCGGCACGTTCAGCGGCGCAACCTACGGCGACAACACGTCGGAAAATGACACGTGGGAAATCGTCGCGTGCGCGACATCCGGCACCTTCAGCGGCAGCATGGAAGTCATCGACGCCACCACGAAAGACAACGACGGCGAACGCGAAATCCTTACCAGCTCATTGAGCTGGACGATGTCCTGCGACGGCCTGGTCGAATACGGGTTGTCGTCGTCGGTCCGTTCAGCGGCCGACCTGTTCACCCTGTGGAAGGCAAAGACGAAAGTAAAAATCGCATGGACCACCGGCCTTGATGGTGACCTGATGTACTGGGGCAAAGGTTACATCACCAGCTACGAAGAAACCGCCGGCCTGAACGAGGTGGCGTCTTTTAGCGTTAACTTCGAAGGCGATGGCACCATCTACAAAGCGGTGCTGGACACGTCGAAAGCAACATTCAACCTGAACCCCTAATGGCTAATCAGCTGCGCGGTGAATTCCAAGTCGAACTGACGGACACGCTGTCCGTCGATGTCGTTCTGAATTTGTATGCACTCAACCTTTTTTTGGAGGAAGAAAACGCGCAGCTGGCGGACCTACAATCCCTGATGGAACAAAAGGCCCTGCGCGCGCTGCCCAAATTAGTTTGGTGTGGCGTGCGCACGGCCTGCGTTCTGCGCGACCAAGACGTGCCGATGTCTTACGAAAAGTTCGCAGCCCTGTTCGGCAGCATCGAATGGCAGGCCATCAGCGAACGCGTGCTGCAATCGCTGCAGCTGGACGATAAAAAAAAATGACCGACGGCGATGGCAGCGACGAACCGCTGACCATGCGCAACCTGTACGTGGCATGGCTGCTGCGCGGCCGCGAACCCGACACATTTTGGCGTAGTACCTTCGGCGAAGTGATGGTCATGCTGCGCGCCTACGAATTCCAAGACGAACTGCAATGGATGCACACGTCGGCAATGATGTCGATGTGGGCAAACCTGCATCGTCAAAAGAACGCGAAGGCCTACGAATGGTCCGATTTCAACCCGTACCAAAGCTCAAAGCAGCGCGCCAAATCGGTGAAGCCCATCACGCCAAAACACGAAAACCTGTTTGCGGCGATGGCCGCCAAACTCAACAGCAATGGCAAAGAGTAACGCGGCGTTAAACATCATATTTGGCGCGGACACCAAAGAGCTGGACAAAGCCCTGGGCGAAGTCGGCCGGAAGCTGCGCGCCACATCGGAAGCGCTGACCGACGTTGGCAAAAAACTGTCCATCGGCCTGACCGCGCCCATCGGGGCGTTTGCGGCGATGTCGGGCAAAACGTTCGTGGATTTCGAATTTCAGATGCAAAAGGTGAAGGCGGTTAGCGGGGCGACCGCGGCCGAGTTCGCACGCCTGCAAAAGCAGGCCCAAGACCTAGGAGCCAGCACCGTCTTTACCGCGTCAGAGGTTGCGGAGTTGCAGCAGGAGTTCGCCAAGTTGGGTTTTACCGCAGCGGAGATTGACAAGGTAACGGAGGCAACCTTGTACCTAGCGCAAGCCACCGACAGCGATTTAGCAAGAGCGGCGGAAGTTGCGGGAGCTACGCTGCGGGGTTTCGGCCTTGACGCATCGCAGACGGGTATGGTGACGGACGTCATGGCGCAAAGTTTTAACGCCACGGCCTTAGATTTGGATTCGTTTGCGGAGGCTATGAAGTACGTCGCGCCGATCGCGGCGGCGGCGGGGCTTTCGCTTGAGGAAACCACCGCCATGCTCGGTGCGCTGGCCAACTCCGGCATTAAAGGTTCGCAGGCCGGAACGTCGCTGCGTAAAATCATCGGCGACCTAGGGAGGACGGGCGGCAGCGTTACGGAGCGCATCGACCAACTCGCCGCATCCGGGTTGAACTTGGCCGGGGCGGAGGATGAGGTCGGGCGGCAAGCGCAGACGGCGCTGCTTGTGCTGTCGAAATCAAAGCCCAAGTTGGACGAACTGACCGGCAGTTTCCAAAAGTCCGGCGGTGCGGCCAAACGCATGGCCGACATCATGAACGACAGCGCCAGGGGCAAGATTAAGGCCATGGAAAGCGCTATCGAAGGGATGCAAATTAAAATCGGGGCAGCGCTGTCGCCGGCCATCATCAAGGTGACCGAAAAAATTAGTCGCATGGCCACGGCGTTCACCAACATGAGTGCCACAACGCAAAGGGTGGTAGTGGTGGTCGGTTTGCTCGTTGCGGCCGTTGGGCCGCTGCTGCTGCTCACCGGCCAACTGGTCGGCGCATACACCACCATACGTGGCGCGATTGCGGCGTCGGCGGCGGCGAAAGCATTGGAAGCAGCAGCCACAAATACGGCGACGGCGGCGCAAAACCGTCTGAATTTGGCGGTGCTGAAGAATCCCTACGTGGCAGCAGCCACAGCGATAGCCGTACTTGTTACCGCTATTCTGACGTACAAATCCGCAGCCGACAAAGCAAGAAAAGCCAAAGACGATTTCGACGAAAGCATTCTCGAACAGACGGGCAAAGTCGCAATGGGATCTATTTCCAAACAGGCAAAGCAAGTCAATGCGGATTTGGAAAAACAGCGTGCCATCTATGCAGAGTTACGCAGGGTGCAGGAAGCTCAAGGAGCGCGCGTCACCGACAACACAATTCGGCAGCTGAACAACACGGCGGCGCTGATAGATGCGTTGGAGGAACAGCGTGTAGAATTGGCCGCACAGTATCAACAGGCCGCCGCGTTAAATCGGGAGGAGGAACGCCAAAGAAAGGTAATCGATAACAGTACTACTGCAACTGAAAACAACACAAAAGCAACCACGGACAATACCGAAGCAGCACGGCAGCGGCGTTTGGAAGCGCTGAAGGAAGCGCACGCGCTGGAGATGGTCACGGAAGAAATGCGGCAGCTGCAATTGCAACAGCTGCAGGAACCAGTAGCGGCGACGCGCACCCCATTCCAAGGCAGCAACCTGCCGTCGCTGGATTCGCTTGGCTTGGCCGAAATCGAACTGCCGGACACAGAGGCGCTGTACGAAGAACCCATCGCAGGTGCCGAACGATTTGTGCAGGCCCACATGCGGGCGAAGACGGCGGCGCAGGGATTCTCGGCTGCCGTAGCGCAGGCAATCGAAGGCGCATCGGAAACTGTGGCCATTGGCTTTGCGGAAATGACGGCCAGCGCCATCGCAGGTGGCGAAGGGTTTGCCGGGTTTGGCGAATTCCTGTTGGGGACACTGGCGGACCTGGCCATACAGGTTGGCAAAATTGCCATCGGCGTTGGTATTGCCGTGGAAGGCATCAAGGCGGCATTAGAAACTTTGAACCCGGTGCTGGCGGTGGCGGCAGGTATCGCGTTGATAGCTGTGGGTTCCGTCGCTAAAATGGCGTTAAGCAACGCAGCTGGCGGCAACAACGTGCCGGCATTTGCTACCGGCGGCATGACGACCGGC